TATTCACTATGTCAACAACAACCACCACTTCTACCACCGCACCCGTAGCAGCAAGCAACAAGCAAGGGCCACCGGCCCGCGCAGCCTCGAGCAAAGGCCGCGCCCCACAGGGGCGTCGTGTTTCTTACAACGCTACTCGTGCGAACGTCGTTAGATCAGGCGCAAGACGTCAAGCATCTAATGATGGAAATAGAAGCCAGGGGGAAGCAGTCGTCGCTGATCAGGCGGTGGCCGCAGACCCCCAGCCGGCGGAGAGCGCCGGAAATGCCGCAGGTTCTCAGCAGAAACCTGCCGCTGCCCTAACTCCCGTTCATAAGGCGGGCTTCGTAGCAGGCGTCATGCGCTACGTTCCCGAGATAGTTAAGGGCTCAAGAACCGACACCTACATGAAAAAGATCGGTTTTACACTAAGGTATTATGCTGAAGGGGTCGGTGGGGATAGCAATCCTCATCTGGCTCAAGCCTGCGAGAGATCATTAGCCACGGTGAGAGCCTTGGCATATTTGTACTCTCGTGGCTTTACTAAAATACTTAGTGTGTATGGCGACCCCAGGGATGAAAAGATCGCCAAGTTCGGCAACAGAGAAGCCGAGATCCCTATGGACCTTAAACGTTATTCACCGTTTTTAACAGCCAAGGATGGAACCAGAACACCAACCACGACTATGTTCTCAGATCTTGCAAAGGATCGAGAATCATTGTTGATGGTAGATATTTATGAGACCACTTTGGAGATTCCTGCCCCTTTAAGCCCTCACGTGATTGCGAAAATGTGTGAGGCATTGCCGACCCCTTTTGGTAATGTTAAGCTTGTTTGGGTGGGGAGAAAGTTTTATGGTGATGTTGGAGTCGTTGCCGGGGAAGGTGCCTGGAAACGTGAAATTGGCCTAATCAAAGGAGACAAAATAGTTTACAGGGCGTCAGCCGGTGAACCCCTTGAGTATCAACACGACCCGTGTGATTGGATATGGAAAACTAATTCCGCTTCTGTGAGCGTTAGAGGTTCTCCAGCCATCCTTAGTTGGATGGTCAGCGCCACTATCGGGACCATGTTTGTCGTTGTCTTTCATCTGAGCGCTGGCTCGATGTTAGGCGGAAGCAGTGAGCTGTATCCGTACGACAAGCAATTGGTTGAAGTGTATGCTCCCAGCGTAAGTAGCACCAGCATGATGGTGCGACCTTATTTGTCCTTTCTTCCTGATTTCGTCACTTCGTCCATTTTCGACCAAACAACTCTTTATCTTTATAAACCTGTTTTTGATAAAGCTTATCGCGAAGTTGTAAACAAGCGATACACTCCCACCAATTTTTCCATTGTTTCTACTTCATTGATAATGGAAAGTGCAGTAGGGGACTCACGTGTTTTGTTTGATGCTTTTCCAGAGTATCATCCTCAACACAGACTCACGCAATTCGCGTGGGGAGTTCTCATGCACAAAATTGCTGAACGCCATTATGTCACCAGTACTGCGATGGCCGTCGGTTCTAGTCTCATGAGCCAGATCAATACCATTCAATCCTCAGTTGGCGCACCACCGTCACCCACTGAAGGAACCCCATCCAATGCGTGGTGGATCGCCAAGATCTGCTGTCAGTCGTTGGCTCTGGGCGTGGGCTTGTACAAGTTATGCAAGTTCCTGCGCGGTTTAAGAACTGGAAATGCTGCCGCCTCGCTTGGCAGTGTTTGCTTCCAGTTTTTAAAGGCCTACCCCCACCTGCGCGAATGGTTAGAGACTCCCCGAGGACGTGTTTACAACGAAGCTATATCAAAAACCCTTATTGACATTCTCGTAAGCCCACTGGCTGAGGAGATTATCAAGAGGGTCTTGAAGTCGCAAGGTTTTCCGACGGTTATGCCGTTGGTGGAGTTGTTTGTGTCACTTGCGTCTGAAGGTCGCAACTTAAACTTAATGAAAATATTAACTCGTTTGACTGTGTTTAGTCTGCACTTTGTGTGGCTTAAACAGTCTCTAGGGATGGCCGTTTTGCAGCATACTTTGTGGAATTTGTTTATCACATTGTGTGCGGAATTGGTGTCTTTGGGGAACCCAGATCAACCCGCTATTTGGAAATTTATCTTAATCTTGCGCCGTTGGGCCCAGGATGGAAAAGCTTCATTTGCAGGTTATTTTGGTGTGGTTAGCTTGTTAGTGTTGGTCTTGCTTTGTTTTGTTTTAAGACAAACCTTCAAAAATTCTACTATCTTAACTGTTACGCAACTGTACTCTCGCTGGAAAGAAGACCATTATCTAACCGCTTGGAGTGAAAGAAGATTGCAAGAAGCGCCGGACGCAGAAGACCAAGTACTTGACCCAGCCACATTGGAAAGTGCTGAACCTTCTTTAACGTTTGTACCAGAAGAAGGGCACCTCTATCAAGTTAGTGCTCCTTTGCCTTTTATTGAACGAGCCCCAGCGTACTTTTATCATCTTTTACCCACCAGCTACCCTGGCTATGTGCCCCAAGCTACCTACGCTAACATAGTCGCTGCAGTTTCATGTAGACTGCTGAGAGCTCCGCCCATGCACCCTGATTCACAAGCTAAGGCCTGGAAAGCTTTTGCTTCAAGTTATGGTGATATCATGAAACAGTTTTGGTTTGCCTCTAGAAGGAAGGCTTACGTCCCGCCATGGGAAGAAATAGTAGACAAATGGGTGGGTCACTTCCGCTCAGCGAAAAAGCGTCGGCAATACGCTTCGATAGTAAAGGATATGCGCTCAGGCCACATCGAATACAAATTACCAACAACCACGGATGTTTTTGTTAAACATGACGAGTTGTTGCTTCAATGCAAACTAGCTGGACAAGATGCTTTTTATCATCACATGAAACCACGAATTATTTCGAACGTCCACCCACATTTTCAGGCGAAAGTAGGTCCTTACGTTGTTAAGGCCCAAAAACGGCTGAAGAAAATCTGGAATTATAGAGCTCCTGCTTTACGTCTAGAACGTAAAAACAAGACGTTTTATATTCATTTGAGCACTGCCGGAGACGGTACTGATCAGGATTTGACAAATTGGATGGATAGTGTTTTAAATTATTCTTTAATACCTTTGGGTTTTGAAGGGTATGCCATTATTGGTAGTGGTGATGATTCATTGTGTGCACATGTTTTTGCAGATGGAACCATAGAGTTCTTTGAAGGGGATGCTAGTATGTTCGATTCTACTCAAAGTAGAGGGCCTCTGAAGTGGCAGTACGAGGTGATGCACCAGCTAGGGATAGCCGGTACCATTACTAATTCACTGTACAAGATAGCTCACAATACCTATATTGTTCGACCCCGCAAGGGTGACTATGATATTTCGGTTATGCAGATCCAACGCTCCGAACGCCCCACTCGCGATACAGGGGGTTCCGACACTTATCTTGGAAATACTGTTGTTATGATTTCGGCTTGGTTTTTCGTTTTAAACGAATTAGAGGCCCGGGAAGTTCCGTTAACTATACAGTCTTTGCAGGAAACCTTTTCTGAGTTAGGTTTCGTAATGAAATTCAGACATGGTTCACACGACGATGTCACATTTTTGAAGGGAATGTGGTATAAAACAGTGGACTATGGGTATGTGTGGGGGCCTCTACCCTCACGTGTACTGAAAGTCGGCAAGTCTCTGTCTCGCCCGACTGACCTATACGCTAAAGTTGAAATGAGGACAGCTTCAGCGATGTACTTGCGGGACGTGGCACGGTCGTATGCTACGTTTCTTCAAGTACCCGTGCTCAGGGCTTTTGTGGCTAGATACAATTGCGAGAGTCTAGACCCTGTGCACCCGGCAGCTAGTATAAAGCAGTATGCTATTCAGTCCAGTGGATTGTATTCGCATATGACTTTAGACGAAGATGCCTTTATTCGTGTCATTCAACGCTATAATTTCCGTGACGGGGTTATAGAGAGATTGGAGGCTAAATTTTGTTTATCCCATCCTCTTCAGTTCTTGAGTCACCCAGGGTTCAGTCAGATGGCCTTGGTGGATTATAACTAAGAACTCACGTCACAAGGGCCACAGTAATAAAGAGGTTGGTATACTGTGGGGGTATCGTTAACCCTGAATGAAACGGTGGAACTGATAAACTAGCATATCGCTATATAGAATGCCAAACAACCAAGCTAAATCAGCAAAATCTAAGCAACAACAAAAACCTCCAAAACAGGGAGGCAAACAGAAAAAGCAATCGCAAGCCATGATGGTGACCACCATGACTACTGCTCCCGTAGCTAAGGGCTATAATGGTGCCATCAAAAGTGCCAATTATCGCTCTGGCAAAGAGGGCAAGGTCGTGCTCTGCCATTCTGAACTCGTTGGCGATGTAGTCGGCACTGCTGACTTCACTGTCACAACCCGTGCTATCAATGCTGGACTGCAGGATCTTTTCCTGTGGCTCAGTAACATAGCCATGAACTACGAGTCCTACCAATTCAAGAAACTTAAGTTTCGCTATCTCACTGCGTGCTCTACTGACAACCCTGGATCGGTGTATATTTCGGTCGATTTCGACCCTACCGATCCGGTTCCTACTACTGAGAGACAACTGGCCAACTACCAGGACACTAGGTTCTGCGCTCCCTGGAGAGCTGAAACCTACAACTGCTCCGCTTCTAATCTCAAAAAGCGCTCCTCTTACTACGTTAGAGGGGGACCCATATCGACTGGTGAAAACATCAGTTTGTTCGACACTGGCTATCTCATAATAGCCACTGTCGGTTGTCCCCTTATTACGGTCGGTAAGTTGTGGGTGGACTATGAGGTGGAGTTCAGCACCCCCGATTTTCCTTTGGATGGTGTTGGGCGCGCTCTTTCTTCGAAGTTTTCTACTACGGGGAATTACGTGACTGACCCTACCAAATTGGGTGACGCTCCTCTTACCGCTACCATAGCGGCTAACGTCTTAACTCTCACATCTTCTCAACCATACCAAGGTCTCCTTGGTATTACTATCAACGGAACCGGACTAACCACCATCACTGTCAACGGTACTGGTACTGAAGTCATTCAGTCTCAAACTGTCAATCCCGCGGCCACTCAAATTACGGCGCTCATAACGCTAAACTTCACCGCAGCTCTTCAGACCTTCACTTTGACCATTACCGCTCCTACAACTGTAACAACTCAAGCAATTCGCATCGGTCAATACAGCGTTTCTGTTAATGCTTAGCCAATGGCTACCCTATACTTTTCTAGGACGCTCAGCCTAGAATAGGAGAAAGTTCCCCGCCTCATATACGGAC